TCGCGCCGCTTCATCTGGGTGACCATCTCGATGATGCCCTGAGCGTAGCCCGTGGCAACGATGGTCAGCACCGGGGAGTTGTTGACGAGGGTGGCGAGCGTCTTCTCGACGTAGTTCACCGCGTTCCACGCCAACTTCTCGGAAGCCTTGGCGTAGAGGTCGAACGGGCTGAAGATTTCAGCCAGATCGGTGATCGCGGTGACCTTGCCGACCTGCTTGCCGCCGAACGCGAACGTGTCGAACAGCATCTTCTCGCTCTCGGGCGGGATGCCCTCAAGCAGTTCCACCGCATCGCCCAGATCGGCGAAGCCGGTGTAGACGAACTGGTTGGTGCCGGGGATGTGAGACGCCTTGAGGTAGGCGTTGCCCTCCTGCGCGAAGACGGCCTCGTCGCGCAGGGCCTCGATGGTGTTCCGCACGACAAGTGCGGTAACGACCTTCGCGAAGTCGGCGTTCAGGCCGTAGGTCGCTGCGCGACCTGAGTCGGTGAACGCGACACCGGGGACGCCTGCGCCAAGCGTGCCCTCGTTGGAGGGGGTGATGGGCTGGGTGCCGGGACTTGCCTGATCGGTACCGCCGCCCTGATTACCACCTGTCCATGCCATGTGGTGTTTCTCCTAGAGGACTCCGTCCCTCAGGGCCTGCTGGTAGGCCGGGGCCAACTTCCGCAGGTCGCCAAGGAGTTCGTCCTTGCTCTTGTCCTTCATGGGCTTCGCCGTGGTCTGCATCGCAGCGCCGCGACGAGGTGCCGCGTTCGGGTCGATGATCGGGGGCCTGCCAGTGCCGGTGTCCATCGCTGCCTCTGCGGCTGCGATCTTCTCCTCTGGCATGCCGATGATCGAGTCACCGAGAACGGCTGAGGCCATCGGGTACTTGGACTGGAGGACTGCGGCCTGTCGTGCCGCCCGCTCCTGCTGGAGCGCCGCCTCAAGTTCACGAACCCTGCCTGCCTCGGGGGACTCACCCTCTGGGGCCTTGACGGGAGCCGCCTTCAGCGCATCGATCTGCGCGTGGAGGGCTGCTGTCTCGGCGTTGTGGGCCTTGTCCCGCTGGCTGAAGCGGTGCTGCCAAGAGGCTTCGATCTCCTCGACGGTCTGGCCGACGCCGTTCGCGACGGGCTCGCCCGTGGCGTTCGTGTCTCCAGCCGTGGAGAAGTTCTCCTGCGTCATGGTCACCTGTACCTCCAATGTGATCGCACCACGTGTGTGGTGTCAAGGGTCATCATCTCACTGCCCCAGTGAGTTCTGCAACTGTGCAGATGCTTCCTGCAACTGCTGCTCGACCGGGACGATCCCGCCCGGTGTGACCTTCAGTGCTTCAGGCGTCACGCCTTCGGACGCCTCACCGCCAAGGGCGGGGGCCTTCGGCAACTGCGCCATGTCATCGAGCCAGTCGAACGTCGCCTTGGGTCCGAAGGCGTACGACACGATCTCGCTGCCCAACTTGTTGACGTTGAGCGGCGTGATGTCGCTCGGCTCCTGCCCAGCAGCGCGAGCCGTGGCGACCTCTTCCTGTGACTCCAAGCCCCACTCGGCGATGCGCCGCTGCCAGAGCGGGAAGTTGGCCGGGATGTCCCACGGCGTGGCCGGAAGGAACATCATCATGTTGCGCCAGACCTGCGCGTTCTTGGGGTCGTTCACCGCCGCGCTGAACTCGGGGTCGGTGTCCTTCTGCATCTCGACGCTGTTCTGGACACGCATGGCGTTGGAGTAGCCCATGAACGGCGAGCCGTGCAGGCCGTACTCGACACCGTTGATCTTCACCGGCTTGGACAGGAACGGGATCGGCATGCCGAACGGGTTCGCGGCCAGCGCCCTGACCATCTCGGGCGCGACCTTGCCCCACATGTAGGAGGCCGGGTAGATGCCGAAGTACGGGTGGTTGAGCGACCGCTCCAGCCACGACCGCTTGCGCCTGAACTGGACGTTCGTGAAGGCAGCGTCCTCGGCATCGACCACGGACTGGATGCCAGCCGCGTGCATCATCTCCTCGGTCGCGTCGAACGGGACGGCGTTGGCCGTCGTCACGCGCTCTGCCACCTGCGGCGTGGTCAGGTCTTCGAACAACTTCTGCATCTCGGGGCTGACCTTGTCCTTGGGAGCCCAGTTGAAGATGCGGACCAGCACGTTCCTGAAGTAGGCGAACGCATCACGCATCTTCGGGTTCTTGGCCTTGCCGGTGGACAGCCACTTGGCGAACTCGTCGGCGAAGTGTTCGCTGACGGCCGCGTCCCACCCGAACTTCGGGGCCTCGGGCATCTGGGTCGCGACCTTGTCGTACTCCAACTTCAGCGCGTAGCCCTCTGCCTTCCGCGCGGTGAGGTTGGTCTGGATGATCCGCGTGTCCTCGGCTGCGGAAGCGACCATCTCGTCGCGGTTGGTGCTGATGATGCGGGCAGGCTCGACCTTGGCCGTGGCCGCATCACGTGACGCGATGAGGTCGTCCAACTTCTTCTGCTCGCGGACCAGCGCAGCCTCGATCCGCTCAAGCGCGTCCTTGCGGTCGGACGGGTACTTGCGGGTCGCAGCCTCCTTGCGCTTGGCAGGTGCGTCCTTCTTCAACTGGGAGAGGAGCCCCTGCTGGCGCGGGACAGCCGCCTCCAACTTCGCAGCCTCAGCCTCGGCCACCTTCAGCGCGGAAGCCGCCTTCTTGGCCTCCTTCTGCGCTGCCGCCTGCGTGGACTTGGCCGTGATCAGGGAGTTCTCGTGGTCGATGATCGTGTTGGTGATCTCATCGACCTGCGTCTTGAGTTCACCAGTCCGGGCGATCATCGCCGCGTTGCGCTCGGCGATCACCTCGTTGAGGTCGTTGTAGACCACGCGCCTCAGCGAGTCGTCCATGAGCAGCGGCTCGACCACGGCGTGCGTGATCTCATGGAGGAACGTCGAGCGGTTGCGGTACTGGGTGAGCCCGATGATGCGCTCCCCAGTGTCGGTCAGGATCGTCGCGCCACGGATACGACTCCCATCGGTCTGGGGCATGATCGTGTTCCACGGATCGAGTGCGGAGTACCCGACCTCCTCGACGGACGGCTGACCCTCTTTCTTGAAGAAGCCCGCCACGTTGTGCGCGTCGTCGGATGAGGCGTAGTAGCGGATGTCCCGCCTTGGCATGCTGTGGCTGGTCGCGAAGGCCGTCGTCTCGGGGTCCCAGATTTGGCGGCGTTCGTCCCACAACTTCCACTGGTAGCCGCCGTTGCCGTGCCGCTTCAGGCCGTCAGCCTCGGGGCCGGGAACGGCCTCTGCCTCAGCCTTGCGGATCGACATCGTCTCTTCGAAGACCTGATAGTCGCCGCCGAACATCTTGATGTCACGGTCGAAGAGGCTGGCCCACTCCTCGTCGGTGCGGTACATCCGGCCCATCCGGTCACGCTGCGCCTGACCGATAGCCGCCTTGTTTGGCTCCGTCGAGGCGACGGCCTCGTCCAGCCTGCGCCGCACCCACGCTGCCTTCCCGGCAACGCCACCGGACTCGGCAATGGCGCGGTCCTTCGCGCCGGGCTTGAAACTGATCTCGGCACCGACGGCTTCAGACCACTTGTACACGCCAGCGCCCTTCGGGGCACCCTTGGCGATCCACTTGTTGATCTGATCCTGCTTGGGCTTGGACAGGCGACCCATCCACTTCGTCCACTCGGCGTTCGTGCCGTTCGCGCCCTTGACGTAGTACATCCACTCCGTCATGTCGCCGACCATGTGGAGGTCGTGGACGCCACGGTTGAAGTTCATCGGGTCACCGAGATCGGTGCCGAAGAAGCCGGTCTTCAGGCTGAGGCCACGGGTGCGGTGGCTGATCCGCTCACCGAACTCGTCCAGCGGCTCTAGCGACTGCGAGGCGGGCGCACCACCATATCCACCGCCTGCTCCGAACCGTCCCCCATCGGCTGGCGGTCGAACCAGTCCCTCGCCGCCTGTCGCTCGTCCTGCGGCGGCGTCTCCTCCTGCGGCGGTTCCTCGGGGGACGGCGTTGAAGGAAGCGTCTTCGGGTCCATTGAACCATGTGCCTCGCGCTGATTGCTGAACTTCGTCATTCTGCCAGTACCACCGGATGTGCGCCGGTTCCTGCGTGAACTGGGCACCGTACTTGGTGGCGAGCCTGTGGAAGGCTTCCTTGGTGTCGTCATCGAGCATCGACTCGTAGACGCTGAAGTCAATCGACCCCGCGGCGTCATCGAGCGTGCCCATCGAGATGATCGATCCTGCGTCCTCGTAGACCTCGTCCATCCGGTCAACGGGCAGGCCCGTGATCCGAAGGTGGCGACCGTTCTGCGTGACGCCATGACGGGCCATCGCCTCGGACCCACGGATGGTCGTGATGACAGCGTCCTGCTGGTTGGCGATGACGCTCGCATGCCCAGCCCGGTCGATGTCGTCCATCGTGGCCTTGGCCGGGTCAAGGTGGATGACCATCGACGGCTCGCCGCCGCCTTCGAACCGGCCGATGACGTTGGTCTGGCCCAGCACCGGGACGTTGTCTGCCCGCAGGGCTGCGGGCAGGTCGCGGCTGGCCTGATCGATGACCGGGTTGGCCCGCATGTTGCGGACCTCGTCCAGCGTGACCGGCTCGCCAAGTTCAGGGCGCATCCGCGACACGCCCATGCTGACAGCCTCGTAGTTCGACCGCCGCATGTAGAGGTCAGGGTTGTCTACCATGTCCTGCGCCATGAGCAACGAGTTGCCCATGTTGGCGCTGGTGGCCGTGCCGCGCCACGACACGTCGTCGTTCTTGAGGTAGGCGAACACGTCGCTTTCGCCGTGGAAGATGGGCGATCCGTCCACGTTCTTGGCCGGGGTGCGCCCTGCGCCGTTGACGTTCCACGGCTTGAAGATGACGTTCTCGTCGTAGCCCTTCCACGTCGTGGCGTACTGGCCGACGACGGCGCGTGCGTTCAGGTCGAGCGGGTTCTCCTGCAACTTGCCCGCCGCCTCAAGCAGCGCGGCCTGATCCTCTGGCTTGATCGAGGCGAGGCGCTTGACGCCAAACAACTCGGTCAGGCCCTTGGCCCCGGCCTTGCCGTCGATGGCGTCGATGCCGTTCTTGAAGATCGACTCGGCGATCTGGTCGATGGCCCAGTTCTCTAGCGCGCCGGGGACGTGGTAGTCCTTCCGCGCCTTCGTCGTCGGCAGAACGCTCCTGACCGCGTCGTGGGCCTCATCGATCTTCGCCGTCTCAGCCCGCTGTGCGGCTGACGTTCCGCGCAGGTACCGGCTCGCTGCGTCGGCACGCTCCCTGATCAGGGACTCGGTGGAGCGGTACTTCTTCGGCGTCGGGACGCCGCCGACCATCTCGGTCGTCGTCCGCTCGGGGAGCATGCCCGCCTTGATGTGCGCGGGCAGGTCGTCCAGCGGGATGTAGTGGCTGACGCCCACCTTGGTCGAGTAGGCGAGCCCCAGATCGTTCTCCAGATCGGCCGTGCTGCTTGATGCCTCGATGGTGGCGCGAAGGTCCCTGCCCTCAGCCGCCAAGTCCTTGAGGTCATCGAGGCTCGACACGCGGAAGCGGGTCGCGACCATCTCGTTGCGGGTGAGCGACATCTGCGCCGAGTGCATCGCGAACATGTAGTTGTTGAAGATGGCGTGGATGTTGGACGGGTCAGCCATGTCGATGTAGTGGCCGCGCCACATCTTCTCGTCCAGAGCGTGCTTCAGGGCCGGGTCCTTGAGGTCGTTGGGGTTCAGGATTTGTGACCGGATGACGATGGCCTCCCACGCCGTCCACGGAGTCTCAAGGTCGTTCAGGGCATCGACCCCGCCCGGCACGAACAGCGTCCTGCCGCCCTCACCGAACCTGACCTCCTCAAGATGGAGGATGTTCCCGTGCTGCTCGACCGGGATGCTGGCTGGCGGGTTCTGCCACGCATGCAGCAACTCCATGTCGGACGCGATGCCCGGCACACGCTGGACCGTGACGCCACCTGTGACCGGATCGACCCGGACGTGCTTGACCATGTCCTTCTGCTGCTGGAGCAGGACGCCGTAGGCGGCGAGGTCGTTCTCGGCCAGCGAGATGAAGTCGTCGTGCATCAGGCTCATCGGGCTGTTCTGCATCGTGCGCGACAGCAGTTCCATCTCGCTGATCCCGGCCACCTCGGCCAGTGCCTTGACCACGGCACGGACGGCCTTGATCTCGTTCGCGCCACCGGCAACCAGCGGAAGGGCGTCATCCCACCACTTGTCCACGCCGCCAGTCTTGGCTTCGAACTGCATCACCTTCCACGTGCGGGCGATGTAGTCAGGGTCCGCGCCCAGTTCAAGCATCGTGTCTTCGAACTCGGTCTTGGTCAGTGACCCGTCGATGACCCGCGTGTTCAGGGCCTCGCGGCTCGATGAGAACACGACTCGGGCGTTCTCCTCCAAGTTGACCGCAGCCCGTGCGCCCATCGTGGGCTGCTTGGAGGCGTCCATCAGGTGGTACGCCACGCGGGGGTCGGCCGACGCCCACTTGTCCTTCTCGGTCAGCCAGCGGACGGCGATCTTCCCGGCGTCCTTGGTGCCGAACTCGCGCTCCAAGTTGATCCAGATGTTGGGGTTGATCTTGTCGAACTGCTCCTTGAGCATCGGCCCAAGGAAGTACCTGAACATCTCGCTCTGGGCAGCCATCTTGCGCTGCCCGGCGCTAACGACACCGCCTTCGACAGAGGAAAGTGCCCGACGAAGCATGTTCTGGTCGGTCCTCGCTGCCGCCTCCTTCGCGGCCTTCTGGCCGTGCAGGTAGGTCAGCGACCGCTCCATCATGTCGAACTGGCTCTCTGGGTTGGACGCCCGGTACCGCTCCATCATGTGCTTCTGGATGAGATCGACCTGATCGAGCGTGACAGCCTTCCCATCGACCGTCCAGCCACCTGTCAGCCGCGCCTGCTGACCACGAGCCGCGCTGAAGACCCAAGGCTCGACCCACTCCTGCAACTGGAAGATCGGGTTGAGCGAGAACCTGACCAGCGGGAACATCCGCTCGGCCATCTGGCCCAGAATGTTCGGCGGCATGAGAGGGATATCAGAGCCCTGCGTCTTCGCGATGCCGGTCAACTTCTGGGTCAGGCCGACCGTTCCGACGTTGCCTTCGAACGACTGCAACGTGAGGAGTTGCAGGTCGCGTGCGCTGACGCCCACCCGCTTCGCGCCACCGCTTCCGTCGATAATCTGCTGGAACTCGCCGATGTTCATGCCGCGTGGCGTCGTCCCTGCCTCCAGCGCCCGCTTCTTGACGGCCTCGTAGAGGTCGCGGGACTCCTTGTAGGTAAGGCCGGTCGTGCCAGCAGCAGCGCCCTTCTGGACCGGCTTGACCATCGCCCGCTCAACGAACCTGCGACGTGCCTCACGGTCGATCTTGTCGGTCGTGATCTGCTGGCCCATGAAGCGGGCTGCTCGCTCGACGGTGTTGACGAAGTTGCTCGGGGAGAGGTCCCTCGCGCCGCGCCCAGAGCCTCGGAACCTCATGTTCCACGGATCGCGGAACTTCGTTTCCCACGGCTCCACCCCATCGCCGACGATGTCGATCCAAGGGTTCGCGCCCTTGATGTCACCGGCCTTGGCGACGACGTTCCCGGCGTCATCGAGCGTGTCCTCGCCGTAGAACGACAGCCGCCACTCGGGATCGCCGTCAGCCGGGCGCAGGCCGTAGACGTAGTTGTCGCCCCTAGCCGCGTCGTTCCTGATGGCGTCTGGCATCTTCGACAGCGCGTCGGCGTCGAGTTCCTTGGTGAGCCCGCCTTCGAACTCATCAAGCCACTCTCGCACGCCGTTGATCAGCACCTGATCGTCGCCCTGATCGGCGAGGAACTGGTAGGCGAGGCGGTCGTACTGGCGAACTGCGTTGCGGACGGCAACGATGTCTCCTGCGTCAAGGGCTTCGCGGAGGAGCCCGGCGCGGAGATCGGTCAGTTCGCGTGGCCCGATGAGCGTGGTGCGATCAACCGTGTCCTGAAGGGCGATGTCGGCCTTGTTCGCTACGCCGCCCTTGCGGTTGGCGATCTTGGCCGCGACGGCCTCGCGCGCAGCCCGCTTCGCAGCGTTGTAGCCCTTGATCCGGTGGCCGAAGTACATGGCGTCGATCAGCGACAGACCGTCCTCGTCCAACCCCTTGATGACACCAGCGGCCTCATCTGCCGACAGGCCCATGCGCGTGAGGCGATCAGATGCGTGCGTCCTTGCACGCGCCATCGCCTCTTCCTTCGTGCCACCAGTCAGCATGGCGAGGTCGGCCTTGCGCTTGCCGATCCACCGCTCCATCTTGAAGGCGTAGTTCTCGGCACCGACCTTGGCACGCGCCATCGCCACGTCGGTCGGGCGGGCAGACGACACGCGACGGACATGCTCGATGTCGCTCTTCAGGGAGTCGCCCGCCATCAGGACGCTCTCCTGCGCCCCGAAGTACCCGATCCCGTCATCGAACAGGTCGCCCTTCTGGAGGGCTGCGAGCCGGTCGCTGACGAGCGAGTAGTTGTTCAGGCCGTACGCCTGCGCCACGCCCTTGGTGGCCTCACGGGACAGGTAGGCGTTCGTGATCGGCTTCGAACCACGCCGACCGATCATGTTGGTGGGGTCAAGCACCTTCGACGTGACATCCGCGACCGTCTCCATCTTGGAGAAGGCCGGATGCAGGGCGAGTTGCTGGCGTGCGGGCAGAGAGCGGGTGG